GCCGATCACCGGCAAGCGCGATCTGCGGGGCGGTGGTTCGGGACGGCGTGACGCTCTACGCGCTGGTGGGAATGGCTGGCGTTTGGCCTTCGTGGGTTGTGGAGGCAGTATGAGCGAACTTGCGCATCAAATCGGCTGCGATCACTACCGCAAAATGGCCATCCAGCCCGTTGAGTACATCCTGGCCAACGGACTCGGGTTTGTCGAGGGCGCCGTCGTCAAGTACGTATCTCGATGGAAAGAAAAGGCGGGGTCGAGGACTTGGAAAAAGCACGGCATTTGTTGTCGCTGCTGATTGAGAGCGAGAGGGCGAAGCAGGATGATTTATAGAGCGCTGCGGTTGATTATGAGACAATCAGCCGAGGGGGGAATAAATCATGACACCTAAACAGGCCGCTTTCGTTGATGAATACCTGATTGATCTGAACGCGACTCAGGCGGCTATTCGTGCGGGTTATAGCGCAAAGACGGCGCGGCAGATCGGAGAAGAAAACCTGTCAAAGCCTGACATCTCGGCGGCTGTTGCTGCCGGGATAGACGCAAGATCAAAACGCACACAGATAACGCAAGACCGCGTGCTGACCGACATCGAGCTAATCAAGCAAGACGCGATGCGCAAGGCTTACGACAAGCACGGCAACGAGGCGATGATCAATCACACGTCTGCGCTCAAAGCCTGCGAACTGCAGGGGCGCCATTTGCAGATGTGGAACGACAAAGTAGCGCTGACAATCGAAACAACAACAGACGAAGAACTGCATGCTCGAATCGCTGACCTTGCAAGAAAAGCTGGAATTTCAGGCGTTATTATCTGAGCGCATCCGTCGAGATAATCAGCGCAAATGGCTGACGTATTATCCTGATGATGGCCCGCTGCGCCGTGAGTTGTATCCGAAGCACATGCGGTTCTTTGCCGATGGTGCGCATTATCATCAGCGCCTGTTCATGGCTGCCAACCGCGTTGGAAAAACTGAGGGCGTCGGCGCTTATGAGGTTGCGCTGCATCTGACAGGAAACTATCCGGCGTGGTGGAATGGCCGGCGATTCGACCGCAAGACCAAAGGATGGGCTGCTGGCGATACGCGCCAGACCGTCCGGGATATCCTCGTTGAAAAGCTGCTTGGGCCAAAGAACGCGCGCGGCACAGGAATGATTCCTGGAGAATCCATTGTGCGGATTGTGCCAATGCCTGGCGTGCCTGATGGTGTCGAACTGGTTGAAGTGCGCAGCAAGCACGGCGGAAACTCTCGACTGTCGTTCAAATCGTTTGACCAGGGCCGCTTGCCGTTTCAGGGCACTGAGCAGGATTTTGTCTGGCTTGACGAGGAGCCGCCAGCGGACATTTACGAGGAATGCCTGACGCGGACCGCAACCACGCGCGGCCTGATCCTGCTGACCTTCACGCCACTGGCTGGGCTGTCCGATGTCGTGCTGATGTTCTTGCCCGGTGGAGATATTCACGAGCAGCAAGACGAGAAGTCAAGCCGATCTGTAATTCTGGCGACGTGGGACGATGTGCCGCATTTGGACGAGCGCGCAAAGGAAATGCTTTTCGCGTCGTACATGCCATTCCAGAGGGACGCCAGAACAAAGGGCATTCCAGCACTCGGCAGCGGCGCAATCTACCCTGTGCCGGAGTCTGATATTGTTATCCCGGATTTTGCGCTGCCGAATCACTGGCCGCGAGCTTATGGCATGGATGTCGGCTGGAATCGCACGGCGGCGATTTGGGGCGCATTCGACAGGGAGACCTCGACCAGCTATCTCTACTCGCAGCATTACCGCGGAGAGGCAGAGCCGGTTGTCCATGCAGAGGCAATCAAGGCGCGCGGCAAGTGGATACCTGGGGCGATTGATCCAGCCTCGCGCGGTCGTTCGCAGTCTGATGGCCATCAGTTGCTGGAGATGTACCAGAGCATGGGCCTTGACTTGACTCCGGCGAATAACGCGGTAGAGGCTGGCATTTACGAAATATGGACGCTGCTTTCTGCTGGAAAGCTCAAGGTGTTTGCGTCCTGCGCTGATTGGATTTCGGAATATCGAATGTACCGCAGGGACGACAAGGGGCGCGTCGTTAAGAAGAACGATCACCTGATGGATGCCTCGCGCTATTTGATCGGAACCGGGAGAGATATCGCGCGATGCAAACCTAAGCCGGCAGACGAAGAAGAATCATTTGCATCTGGCGGATGGATGTGCTAGCTTCCAAGCATGCCAGATAATCAGAAAAAGCACGACGAGATACTCGCGGAAGCCAAGCGCTTTCGCGACAAGTGCATTGAAGTCAATTCTGAAAATCGCCGTCTTTCGGTTGATGATCTGAAGTTCCTGTCCGGCAAGCATTGGGATTCTCGCGATGTTGCGCTGCGCGAAAAAGAAGGGCGCCCGGTCCTGACGATTGACAAGCTGTCGACATTCGTTCGGCAGATCAAGAACGACCAACGGATTAACAAACTCAGCATCAAGGTCCATCCGGTCGATTCGGAGTCAGACCCGGAGACGGCGAAGGTCCGCCAAGGCATGATCCGGTATATCGAGTACAACAGCAAAGCATCCATCGCCTACGATACCGCCATAGGAAGCGCATCGGAAACTGGCCTGGGGTATTTCCGCATCATCACCGAATATGAGCGTGAAGACTCGTTTGATGTCGTTCCGCGATTCGTGCGCATTCGCAATCCGCTAACCGTCCATTTCGATCCTGATTCCATCGAGGGCGATGGCAGCGACGCGCGCCGCGTGCTCGTTGAGGAGCGTCTTGGCGTCTCCGAATTCTGCTCAAAATATCCCGATTCAGAGATCGCCAAAACACGCAATACCACCGGCAATGCTGCGCGCGATGACATGGATGATATTCTGGTAGCCGAATATCTGCGCGTCGAAGAAGACGCCGATGAACTCATCCGCTTGAGCAATGGCGAAACAGGATGGATGTCCGAACTGCTGTCACTGCCGCCTGGCGTGACGATCGCCAAGTCGCGAAAAAGCGCTCGCCGCAGCGTCGTGAATTACAAGATTGCCGGAAAGTGCGTCGGCGATGACAGCGCAGAATTCGGCGAGGTGCTGGAGTCGTCAGAGGTTCCGTGCCGATGGATTCCGGTATTCCCGGTCTATGGCAACGAGATTGACATCGAGGGTAAGGTTCTCCGTTCCGGAGTGATTCGCGGCGCCAAAGACCCGTCACGCATGTATGACTACTGGATGACTGCGGCGACTGAAGAGTACGCTATGCGTACCAAGTCTCCGTGGATCGGCGCAGAGGGGCAATTCGAGGGCAAAGAGGCGCAATGGTCGCAAGCCAACCGTCGATCATTTGCGTATCTGGAATACAAGCCGCGCACCGTTGGCGGACAGCTTGCGCCACCGCCGATGCGCCAGCCTATGGCAGATGTTCCAGTCGGCGCCATCACGATGGCTGCGCACGCATCGGACGACATCAAAGCTACCACGGGCATGTTTGACGCAGCCCTGGGCGCGCGCGGGCCGGCAACGTCAGGCATCCAAGAGCGCGAACAGAAGCGGCAAGGCGGCGTCGCAAACTTCCACTACACCGATAACCTCAACCGCGCCGTGCTGCAAGCAGGGCGCTGCCTGCTCGACATGATCCCACGCCTATTCGACACCGAACGCGTGGCTCGCATCATGGGCGAGGACGACACCATTACATCGGCGCCGATCAACAAGCGCCTCGAACAGCCGGAGATGGACGAGAAGACCGGCAAGCTCAAGACGACGATCAATGATATGTCGGTTGGGCAGTATGACTGCACGGTATCCGCTGGCCCGAGTTACAGCACGCTCAGGCAGGAGGCTTCTGAGTCCATGGTGTCGTTCGGGCAGTCGTGGCCAAAGTTGATGGACATCGCCGGGGATAAGGTTGTGCGCGCGATGGACTGGCCTGGCGCCGAAGAGATCGCAGAGCGCATCGCCAAGACCATCCCGCCTGAGCTGTTGGACGAAAACGAGCGCGAAGCGCCTCAAATCCCGCCAGAAGTCATGCAGATCATGCAGCAGGCGCAGGGCCACATCCAACAGCTTGAGGCGGCGCTGCAGGATGCCGAACAGGGCATCGAGAAGGAGCGCATCAAGGCCGCGTCGGCTGAGAATGTCGCGCGCATCAATGCCACGTCACGGCAGGACGTGGAAGAACTGAAAGGGTGGATTGCAATGCTCACGCAGCAGATGCAGCCACCTCCGGCGCTAGCAGGCGCTGCAATGGCCACTGGCCAGCAAGATCCCGGCCTTGTGCCGCAAATGGAGCAGTGATGGAAGATTTGATCTTTGACGACACGCCAGAAGCAGTAGAAACCGCTGCGCCAGTCGAGGCGGAAGCGCCGGCTGAGGCGCAAGAGCCTGCTGTTGAGCAGCAGGAAGCCGAGCAGCAGCAAGAATCAGAACGCGAGGTTGTGCGCAAGAAGAAAAGCGCCAGCGAACGCATCCAGGAGATTACCTGGGCGCGCCACGAAGCCGAACGGCGCGCCGCCGAGGCAGAGCGGCAGCTTGCTGAATTTCGCGCAGCAAAGACGACTGAACCCGCTGCGCCAGCCGCAGGGAAGCCGGCGCTTGACCAGTTCCAGGACTATGACAGCTACGTCGAAGCGGTCGCCGAATGGCGGGCCGGAGAGGCTGTGCGCGCCGCCCTGAGCGCGAACGAGCAGAAAACGCAGGCCGCAGCGCAAGCGGCACAGAACAAGCAGCGCACGGAGTCATGGG